GGATGCGCCTGTTAATCATTTCTTTCTAGAATATATAGCTAGACCACAAACAGCTGAAATATTTTTTGAAGATGTATTAATGGCCTGTGTATTTTACGGTATGCCAATATTAGCTGAAAATAATAAACCTAGATTATTATATCATTTTAAAAGAAGAGGATATAGGGGTTTTTCAATGAATAGACCTGATAGGACTTTTAATAAATTATCAGTAACAGAAAGAGAAATAGGGGGTATACCCAATTCAAGTGAAGATATTAAGCAAGCTCATGCATCTGCAATAGAATCTTATATAGAAACTAGCGTTGGATTTGACGGTGAAAATTATGGTACATTATATTTTACAAGAACATTGAATGATTGGGCTAAATTTAATATTAATAATCGTACAAAGCATGATGCGTCTATAAGTTCTGGATTAGCATTAATGGCTTGTAATAAAAATAGGTATGCGCCAGTTAGCATTACAGATAGAAAAATTTATAATTTAGGAATAAAAAAATACGACAACAAAGGAGCCGTGTCAAAAATAATATAATGCATGAAAGTATATACTAATACTAATAGTTCTTTCCCTAGCCAAGTGGTTAGTGATGCTGAAAAAGCCACATGGGATTACGGTCTTCAGGTTTCTAGAGCTATTGAACAAGAATGGTTCGATCAAGGTCGTACCAATCAGAATAGATATAGTACTAATTGGAATAATTTTCATAATCTTAGACTATACGCAAGAGGCGAACAGTCTATACAAAAGTACAAAGATGAAATGTCTATTAATGGAGATTTATCTTATCTTAATTTAGACTGGAAGCCTGTACCTGTAATTCCTAAGTTTGTAGATATAGTTGTTAATGGTATGTCGAATAAGACATACGATATAAAAGCATTTGCACAAGATCCAGAGTCTTTAAAGAAAAGAACCGATTATGCGGAAGCAATGATGCGTGATATGTACGGCAAGCAGCTTATTGAAAAAGCTAATGCTGTTACTGGTCAAAACTTTTTTAATTCTCCCGTGCCAGCCGATCAACTTCCTGAAACAAAAGAAGAAGTTGAATTGCATATGCAGTTGTCTTATAAGCAATCTATTGAAATTGCGGAAGAAGAAGCTATTAATAATATTTTGGCTCAAAATAAATGGGATCTCACAAGAAGAAGAATAAATTATGATTTAACAACAATAGGCATAGGAGCTGTTAAAACTAATTTTAATATATCTAATGGTATAACTATAGATTATGTTGACCCGGCTTATATGGTTTATTCATATACTGAAGATCCAAACTTTGAAGATATATATTATGTTGGAGAAGTAAAAGCCATAACTATACCAGAATTAAAAAAGCAATTCCCAAATATTACGGAAGAAGAGCTTTATAAAATTCAACAAATGCCAGGTAATAGACAATATATTAGCGGCTGGGGAAATTATGATGAAAATACTGTTCAGGTTTTATATTTTGAATATAAGACTTATATGAACCAAGTGTTTAAAATAAAATACGGAGATAATGGATTAGAAAAAGTTATTGTAAAAACTGATGAATTTAATCCACCTCCTAGCGATAATTTTGATAGAATATCAAGAACTATTGAGGTTTTATATTGTGGAGCAAAAGTATTAGGTACCAATACAATGCTTAAGTGGGAGCTATCTGAAAATATGACTAGACCGTATGCAGATACAACTAAAGTTGAAATGAATTATTCTATTTGTGCTCCTAGAATGTACAAAGGTAGAATTGAATCATTAGTAAGCCGAGTTACTGGTTTTGCCGATATGATACAGCTAACACATTTAAAATTACAACAAGTAATGGCTAGAATAGTACCAGACGGTATATTCTTAGATATGGATGGATTAGCCGAAGTTGACCTTGGGAATGGAACATCTTATAATCCAGCCGAGGCCTTAAACATGTATTTTCAAACCGGTAGTGTTGTTGGTCGTTCATTAACACAAGATGGCGAATTAAACAGAGGAAAAGTGCCGGTTCAGGAATTAGCCACTGGTAATGGCCAAGCAAAAATGGCGTCATTAATAAACACTTATCAGTATTATTTACAAATGATACGCGATGTTACTGGACTTAATGAAGCAAGAGACGGAAGCACATTAGATAAAAATAGCCTTGTTGGCTTACAAAAAATGGCAGCTAATGCATCAAACACAGCTACAAGACATATATTACAATCAAGCTTATATTTAACACTTAAAACTTGTGAAAATATATCATTACGTATTTCTGATGTTTTAGACAACCCATTAACCGCAAATTCTTTAGAGCAGAGTATAACTACATTTAATGTAGCTGCTTTAAAAGAAATGCAAAATTTAAATCTTCATGATTTTGGTATTTATTTAGAATTAGAGCCAGATGATGAAGCCCAAGCCCAACTAGAATCAAATATACAAATAGCTTTACAATCAGGAGGAATTGATCTTGATGACGCTATAGATATTAGAGAAGTTAAAAACCTCAAGCTTGCAAATCAAATGTTAAAGCTTAAAAAGAAAAGAAAGCAAGAAGCAGCACAAGCAGCTCAAATGGCTAATATACAAGCCCAAGCACAAGCTAATCAACAAACTGCAGAACAAGCAGCTATGTATGAGGTGCAAAAAAGAGAAGCTATTGCTGGAACTGAAATTAAAATAGAACAAGCGAAATCTCAATTTGAAATTAATAAAATGATGCAAGAAGCTGAACTTAAAAAACAGCTAATGGCAGAGGAATTTAATTATCAAATGCAACTATCTAAAATAAAAGCTGACGCAGAAGGTGCTAAGCTTTCAAAAATTGAAGATCGTAAAGACGAAAGAACTAAAATACAAGCAACGCAACAAAGCGAATTAATTGAACAAAGAAAAAATAATACCTTGCCGAAGAATTTTGAATCATCCGGATATGATATATTAAGTGGTGGTTTTGATTTAGGGCAATTTGAACCTAGTTAATAGGTATTTTTATTAATTTTATATTATTATATTATGTCAGAACAAGTAAAACAAGAAGGCGATTTTAAATTAAAATCAAAGCCTAAAATGAAAAAATTAGGTGAAACGCCTAAAGTTGTAAAAGTTGATTTAGCTATAAAAGCTAAAGAAGAAGAGCCAATAAAAGTTGTAATACCAACTGAAAAAAAATTAGAAGATGCCATTCAAGAACAAAGCACAGAGAGCAGCATGCTGGGCAGCAGCCAGCAGAGCGGAGAAAGCGGGGAAGAAGCCGCAATGGAATTGCAAGAAGTGGGAGAAGGAAACAAAGAGCCCGCTAAAAATGTGCGGCTTGAAGAGCCACAAGTAATTCAAGAAATTACCGAGGAAGAAATAAAACAAGAATCTAAAGCTTTTAAAGAAGAAATTTTAGATGCTGTTGAAGAACAAGCTAAAACAGGCAAACCGCTTCCTGAAAATATAGAAAAGCTAGTTAGCTTTATGGAAGAAACCGGCGGAACTGTTGAAGATTATGTTAGATTAAATGCCGATTACAGTGCGGTTGACAATAATACATTGTTAAGAGAATATTATAGACAAACTCGTCCACATTTAGATCCTGAGGAAGTTGCTTTTTTAATGGAAGATAATTTTCAATATGACGAAGAATTGGACGATGAGCGAGATATTAAAAAGAAGAAACTCGCATTTAAAGAAGAAATTGCAAAAGCCAAAAACTTTTTAGAGCAAACAAAGAGTAAATATTACGACGAAATCAAGTTGAGACCCGGCGTAACTCAAGAGCAACAAAAAGCTGTTGACTTTTTCAATAGATATAAAGAGCAGCAAATATATGCTGAAAAGCAACAAGAGATATTTAAAAAACGTACTAAAGAGCTTTTTAATAATGATTTCAAAGGATTTGATTTTAATTTAGGCGAAAAGAAATTTAGATATGGTATTCAAAATGTAAATCAAGTTGCTGATAATCAAATTGATATAAATAACTTTGTTAAGAAGTTCTTAGACAAAGATGGCAATTTAGCCGATCATGCGGGTTATCATAAAGCATTGTATGCAGCTATGAATGCTGATAGAATAGCTGGTCATTTTTACGAACAAGGGAAAGCTGACGCTATAAAAGAAGTTGTTAGTAGTTCTAAAAACGTTTCAAATGCTGCCCCAAGGCAAGTTGCTGGGGATAATGTATTTATAAATGGTTTAAAAGTAAAAGCGATTAGCGGTCTTGATACATCAAAATTAAAAATTCAAACAAAAAAATTTAACAATTAAAAAAAATAAAAAATGACAGTAGTAAGTCCAGCGTTTGGGACAATAGTTCCATCGCAAAAACAACAAGCTCTTGAGAGCAATTATTTAAACTTTACAGATGGTTCTGGAAATAATTTTGCACAACAGTACCTACCTGAAATTTACGAAGCTGAAGTAGAGCGTTACGGAAACCGTACTCTATCAGGTTTCTTACGTATGGTTGGCGCAGAGATGCCAATGACTTCTGACCAAGTTGTATGGTCTGAGCAAAACCGTTTGCATATTGCATATAATAATGTAACAGCTGCTACAGCTAGCACTTTGACTTTCGCTCAATCGGCTACTGTTCAGAATGTTATTTCTAAAAATCAAACATTAGTTGTAATGAATCCCGTTAATGGCGAGGAACTTAAAGTACTTGTTACTGCTTCTACAGATGGAGCTAGCACTGGTACAGCTACAATTACTGTTGTCCCTTATACTCAAGATGATTTATTTGCAGGACCAATTGACTTTACAGGTCTTTCAACACTTAAAATCTTTGTATACGGATCTGAATATAAAAAAGGCACTACAGATGCTGATATTAAATCTGTAACTCCTTCTTTTACTCAATATTCTAACTCTCCTATTATCATTAAAGAAAAATATGCTATTAATGGTTCTGACGCCGCTCAAATTGGATGGGTTGAAGTTGCTACTGAAGATGGTACTTCTGGGTATCTTTGGTATTTGAAAGCAGAATCTGAAACTCGTTTGCGTTTTGAAGATTATTTGGAAATGTCTGTAGTAGAAGGAGAATTGGCAGCTAATGCTGGAACTTTGGAAGGCTTAGGTTACAAAGGTACTGAAGGTCTTTTTGCTGCAGTACAAGCTAGAGGTAATGTTGTAAATAATTTTGCAGCTGTTTCTGGTTTGGTTGATTTTGATTCAATACTTAAAAACTTGGATACTCAAGGAGCTATTGAAGAAAACATGCTTTTCCTTAATAGAGCTACTTCTTTAGATTTTGATGACATGCTAGCCGGTCTTTCTGCTGGAGCAAATGGTGGTACCGCTTATGGATTGTTTGAAAATTCTGCTGAAATGGCATTAAATCTTGGATTTACTGGTTTCCGTAGAGGTTCTTACGATTTCTACAAAACTGATTGGAAATACTTGAACGACGCGTCTACTCGTGGAGGTGTTACCGTTTCTAGCATTGATGGTGTATTGGTACCAGCTGGAACTTCAACTGTTTACGATCAAATCCTAGGCACTAACATCCGTCGTCCATTCCTACACGTTCGCTATAGAGCTTCACAAGCTGACGATCGTCGTATGAAGTCTTGGATTACTGGCTCTGTTGGTGGAGCATATACCTCTGATCTTGATGCAATGGAAGTACACTTCCTTTCTGAAAGATGTTTGGTAGTGCAAGGTGCAAACAATTTCGTATTGTTTACAGCTAGCTAATAATTACAAATAATATAATGGGGAAGCCGGGCTATAATAGGTCCGGCGGATCCATTTTTTTTAACTATTTAATTTTATTATATCATGGCAAATAAAGCTAAAAAAACCGCGGACAATGTTATTGAAGTACCGCAACAAGAACAAACTGTAAATGTAAATACAGTAGATATTCCTACGCAAGTAGTGCAAACAAAAAAAGAACCAGTTAAACCTGTTTGGGAAATTAAAGACAGGACTTATATTGTTAAAGGTGCACATAATCCTTTAACTCTTACTATTCCGTCAAGACATAATTACAAGTATCCACTATTATGGTTTGATGTTGAAAAAGGTGAGCAAAAAGAATTAAGATATGCTACCAATCAGAACTCTGTATTTGTTGATGAACAAAAAGGAGAATCTACACTTGGGCATATTATATTTAAAGACGGCATATTGTTTGTGCCGAAAGAAAAACAAAATTTGCAAAAATTGCTATCATTATATCATCCTGCAAAGAATGTAAAGTATTATGAATTTGATTCTAATGCGATAGCTGAAGATGATTTGGAAGATTTTGATTTACTTTTAGAAGCTATGAATACTGCTAAAGATATGGATATAGATCAGGCAGAAGCTATAGTGCGAGTTGAGGTAGGATCAAAAGTTTCTGAAATGTCATCAAAAGAAATCAAAAGAGATTTAATGATATTTGCAAAAAAGAAGCCAGCATTATTTATTGAACTAGCAAATGATGAAAATGTTCAACTTAGAAATTTTGCTATTAGAGCTACTGAATTAGGTATAATTAAATTATCGCAAGATCAAAGAACATTTATGTGGGGATCTAATGATAGAAAATTAATGACTGTACCTTTTAATGAAAATCCATATTCAGCTATGGCTGCGTATTTTAAAACGGATGAAGGTGTAGAAGTTTTTAGATCCGTAGATAAAATGTTAAAATAACATGTAATATAAATATATAAGCGGTGACTAATTGTTGCCGCTTGTATATTATAATAAAGAATAAAAATGGCGGTAAACGTAAATGAAGTATACAAAACTGTTTTACTTATTTTAAATAAAGAACAAAGAGGCTATATAACTCCTAATGAGTTTAATAAAATTGCTACTCAAGTTCAACTTGAAATATTCGAATCTTACTTTGCTGATGGCGATCAATTTAATCGCAAAAATCAACAAAATACAGAAAATGATACTGAGTTTTTTAATTCATTTTATAATTTAGAAAATAAATTAATACCTTTTATTACTGATGAAGGCACTTGGAATATTGCAAGTAATAAATGGAGCCAGACATTAGGTGTAGGAGATCGGGCTATTTATAAAATTGGTAGCGTATATTGTAATTATTTATCTTCAACAGGAGGAGCTACATTAACTGATATAGAAGCTCAAAGGGTTTCTTTTAAAGAATTAAAAACAATATCAAAATCTAAATTAACAGCCCCATCAAATAACTACCCGTTATACTCAATTACATCGGCTATTGGATTAAATGATACGGCTACACCATATTTAAATATAACTCCTGTACCAAATAGCATTACTGTTAATGGTATTATAAAACCTTCAAATCCATTTTGGGGTTACATTGTTGGATCTCAAGGGCAATACTTATATGACACTAATTCATCTATTGATTTTGAATTAATTGAAGAAGAGCAAACTAATTTAATTATTCAAATATTAAAATATGCAGGCGTTATTATAAATGATCCTCAAATTATACAAGCAGCCAGTCAACAAGAGGTTGCTACTGAAGTTAACGAAAAACGATAATAAGCTATGCCATTCCCAAACAACGGACTCATAAACGAAACTAATAGACAATATTATGCCGGAGCGCAAAGCTTTGAGGCTAATGGCACTAATCTTGAATTTCAAGCAACATTTGATACAGATTTATACTTTGGCGGTCCAGGCGCTTATGATCCTTTAAATGAAAACTACGCTTTAAATAATTTTAAATTATATATAAGCCCCAATGGTCTAAATCCTTACACAGAATACACAGCTGCTTATACTGTTGCAAATAATAAAATAACAACAGCTACACCAATTGCTAATGGTTTTACTGTTGTGATACAGCTTAAATCTAATTTAGGTGGTAATTATGGCAATGAAGACGCTTATGGAAATGCGGTAAATAATAATTATGGTAGTTATTCATATATAACATTAAATGACCTTATTGATAATTTTATGGTCGGATATGTTGGAGATGGCAAAATTATACAAAAAGTTAAAAAATCAGATGTATTATTTCACGCTAAACGCGGCTTACAAGAATTTAGTTACGATACATTAAAAAGTATAAAGTCGCAAGAATTAACAATACCAGCTAATCTTAGTGTTGTTATACCACAAGATTACGTAAATTATGTTAAAATCTCTTGGATTGATGAAGCTGGAGTAAAACGAATTATATATCCAGCAAATAATTTAACAATAAATCCATACGAGAATCCTGTTCAAGATCAGGATGGCATTGAAATGCAAAGTAATTTTAATGATAATATTGAAGGAACTTCGCAAACAGAGTCAAAATGGGATTCTAATGATGCAAATTTAATAGCCGGTAATGTCACGATAAATAATATAAATAATGGTTTAGATCTTTATGGATACGGAACTGGATACGGCGGATATTATGGTGAAAGATATGGATTAGATCCTCAAAATTCTCAAGCAAATGGTTGGTTTACTATAAATCAAAGAGAAAACAAAATATCTTTTTCAAGTAATTTAGTAAATAAATTAATAGTTTTAGAATATGTTTCTGATGGATTAGCATATGATCTTGATACAAGAATACCAAAGTTAGCCGAGGAGGCTATGTACGCTCATATAGTGCACGCTATCGTATCAATTAGAGCAAATCAACCGGAATATATAGTTCAAAGATTTAAACGCGATAGAAGCGCTAAATTAAGAAATGCTAAAATAAGATTATCTAATATTAAGATTGAAGAGATTACTCAAGTAATGAGAGGCCAATCAAAATGGATTAAACACTAAAATTAAATGGCAGAATCTAGAAATATGTTCCTCCAATCTAGGATGAACAAAGATGTTGATGAAAGAATTCTTCCAAACGGAGAATATAGAGATGCTCAAAATATATCTATTAATAGATCTGAAGGCTCTGATGTAGGAGCTTTAGAGAATATTAAAGGTAATGAGTTAATACAAACTATTACTCCTGAAGGACATACTGCTATTGGTTTATTTATGGATGAAACTAATAACTGTATGTATATATTTACAACAGATTATTCCGGTTCTACAATAGCTCCAGCTAGCGCAAATTGTGCAATATATAGATACGTTCCAAATGGTTCTTTAGACGTTTTGGTTCAAGGAAGCTTTTTAAATTTTTCTACCCTGTCACCGGTATACGGTATAAGTATGCTGGAAAATTTATTGTTTTTTACAGACAATAGAAACCAACCTAGAGTTATAAACGTTAATACGGCATTAAGTTCTCCGGGCTACTACACAAAAGAAGAGCACATTTCTGTTGCTAAATTCTCTCCATATTTACCAATCTCAGCCGTTGTTGAAGAAAGTAGAATAGTATCAAGCGCTATTAGTTCTAGTGTTTTCCAGATTGTTGGACAACCTGGTATAGATAATAATATTGAAATTGGCGATTATGCTGTTAACTTATCTACTGTTGATTTAAGTGGCACCGTAGCGCCTACTTTCTTAGGCATTGTTGTTAGTGTCGCCCCCGACTTAAGTGGATTAAATACTGATATTGTTTTAGACCAAAGCTCTGGGTCTATACCGTCTACTAATGACGTTATAAAATTTTCAAGAACTACAATGTCTGATCAATCTAGCGATCCCAATTGGAAAGGTGATCCTGATTTTTTAGAAGATAAATTTGTAAGATTTAGTTATAGGTTTAAATACGCTGACAATGAGTATTCATTAATAGCTCCATTTACTCAAGTAATGTTTATACCTAAACAAGATGGATTTTTCTTAAGTGAAATTGGTGTTGAAGCAAAAAACGAATCAGATGCTTACAAAAGTACTATATTATCTTGGATGGAGAATAAAGCTAATAATATAGAATTATACATACCATTCCCATCTAACAATCCTTTATCTGATTACAAAATACAAGAGGTTGATATATTATATAAAGAATCTGATGCTATAGCTATAAAGGTTTTGCAGACAGTACCTATATCTTCTGTAACTTTTGAAGATGAGTATGCTGCAGATATGAATTATTTTAAATATACTTATCAATCTAAAAAACCATATAAAACACTACCGAGTGCAGACACAACTAGAGTTTCAGATAAAGTACCGGTTAGAGCATTAGCTCAAGACGTTGTAAGTAATAGAGTGGTTTATGGTAATTATGTTAATAGAAATAATGCTCCATCTTCTTTAGATTACAATATATTTGTAAATTCTAAAAATCCAGCAAGTTCAAATTTTACAGCGCAATATCCTAATCATAGTTTAAAACAAAATAGAAATTATGAGGTTGGCGTTGTATTGTACGATAAATTTGGCAGAGCTTCCTCTGTTTTGTTGTCAACAATTATAGCTGGCATTAATGCTAATGAACCAACTTCTACTATTTATCATCCATATAAAGAATTAGGATGGGGCGGACCTTTAAATTGGTATGGTGATACATTACAAATAAGATTTAATAGTCCAATACAAGAAACACCAACACAATCTTATGTGGGTACTTATGCGCAGCCAACATCTTTTGTTTTAGAAGATACTATAAATACTACAACAATAACTTCAACATCTCCTTATGAATATACAATAACTGGAGGTGATTTTACTACCGAACTATCGCCAACTAATAGTGCTGGATTAAATAATTATTTAAGAGGTTATCACGTTGATTTTACTAAGATTATATCCGCATCGTTTAATGGTTCTGATACTGTAATAACTACTGAAGAGCAAATAGCAGACATTTATAATTTTACTGGCGGTTATGGCGCTACAAATAGAGAAAATAAATATGTATATACTATAAATCCATTAGGATGGTATTCTTATAGAGTTGTTGTTAAACAAACAGAGCAAGATTATTATAATGCTTATTTACCAGGATTTTTAAATGGTAATCCTCCACTACCAAGCACAACACCAACCCCGCCAACAGAAATTGATGAAATAGCAA